TTGACTTCCGTGAACTTCTGATAAACCTTGCAATCCGCGACAAAATTGTTTGATTCCACTTCCATGAAACAAATAAACGGAAGAGAAGGAGCCGCGCCAACAGGAAATGCCCTATAAGCGACTTTATCTTTGAATGCTCCGTCATTTATGCCCTCAAGTGCTGTTTTCAGTCCTTCAAGCGTCATTTTGTCCCCTTCCGTTCCGTCGTATATAACTCCACGCGACCATCTGTGCGGTTGTATGTCCGGTAAACCGTCAAGCGTTTTGAACCGACCTCAATCTCATCTTCGCCGTCATACTCTGTCACCCTTATGGAAAAACAAGCGTATGGCTTCAAGCCAGCCTGTCCGGCTTGATAGAACTCCGACTGATTGATGTTCGACATGATGGCATACCGCGTCTTTTTCACTTCTGTCGCAACAGGAACACCGATCGAGTTTGTTGTGTAACTTTTTGAAATAAGTTTTATCTTTGCGGCCTGGTTCATATCGTGTAACCTCCGCCCCAGACCGTATATCCGGACGACATGCTCATTTGTGCCTTCTGTTCATCGTATGACTTCTTGAAAGCGTTTGACCGTTCAAGCGAACCGTGAAGAAGCTCGAACTGATATCCGCAATAACAACACACCGCACGAATAATTGCGGGATCTGTTGTCGTTGATTCGGTCTTTTCGGGATCTATGTCACCGATGTTCAAATCGATGAACGCCGCCCCGATCAGGTCAACGAGCTCTGAATCGAAGTCATTTGTTGATATTAAAAGCGCAAGTTTTACTTTATCGAGCATTGTTCAATACCTCTGGATTTTCGAAGCTGTTCTTGTACAATTCACGGTATTCGGGATATATGGCAATGTGGCCTATGTGTCCGAGTCTGACGGACGGTTCAGCCCATATCTCAACGCCGCCTTCGGTTGCCCTTTGACAGAATGCCAAATCTTCACCGAGCTCCCTTGTCGGGAAAAAGCATGTTCCGTGTCTGTTCCAGACCTTTTTTAAGATTTCCGTTTTCATCAGCACACACCCGAAACCGCATCCCGCGACCTTGAATGTGTTTGACGGATATTCCGTGAACCTTGACACGCTCGGATATATCTCCGTGAACAAACATGACTGATGAGGCGGCCGCCTTCCGTGTGCTATACCGGACACAAACGGCATCCCGCTGAACTGCAAGTCCTCGACAAGCGTGTCCTGAAAGACCATGTCAGCATCTAACCATAAAACATCCGTGTAGTCGCCCTCTATGGCGGCATGTGCCAGTGCGTCCCTTCCGTAATAAACCAACGTTGCGCCGTGAACCTTGACATCATATTCAATGCCTTCTTCATCCAGCTTCCGACATAAGCCGATAAGACTCTTTACAAAGTCCATGTGCATATAGTCGTGTGTTGGAATTGCAATCATCAGCTTCATTTCTTTGTTGTCGTCCTTTTTGTTGTGGTCTTTGATGCCGCCTTTGGTGCTTTTTCGGCTTTTTCTGCGACTTCCTCGACCTTGATTGTTGCCGTTTCGACGGGCTTTGTCTCAAGCTTTACCGCCGAGCCGACCGATATCAGAAAATCCGCTGTTGCGGGAGAAACCTCAACGACTTCCCCCGCCGCGTGATTTATTCTGCTATCGCGTAATAAGCGAACCTTCATATATTACGATGTAGCACCTGAAGGCTTCTTAACGTTGCAGAAACGTCCGCAAGCCGTAACGGCGTGTGCAACATACTGACGGCCAACGATCTTGACCATATCATCTTCAGCCTCGGAGATATCGTCGTATTTGATTACGATGCCTTCTCCTTCAGGATAGTTGATCTGTGCGCCGTTAAGATCGCCCACGATTGCATAAACAGCATTTGCTGATGCGTTGTCATATGCCGGAAGGCTGTTGTTGTACAGAACCGGAAGTCCCATGAAGGGATCAAATGCGAAGTTTCCAGCTGCCTGTGCTGCAACAAAGTTTGCATATGTGAGCTTGTTCATGATGATGACGGGATCTGCAGCCTCGTCCGAAAGATTCGAGAACGCCTTTGCAACTGTCGTTACAGAAGGAGCTGCTGTTACGCTTGCAACGCCCGCTGCGCTTGTTGATGCGCTCGAAGCCGTCTTGATATCGTTGACAATAAGGTCTGCAAGTGCCTTGACGATCTGATGTGTGAGCTCGTCGTAAATGTAGCGAACAAGTGTCTCGCCGCCCATTGCAATGGCTTCGTCAGATACACGAATCCACTTCTTGATATTTCTGGGAATCATCTCAACAACACCGAGTGTCAGGCTCTCTTCGGTCGGAGCGGTTGTTCCTTCTGTGTGAACATATGCGCCGTCTGCTGAAAGCTCGAAAGCAACCTTGAGATTGCCCTTGATGTTGGTCTTTTTGATTCTTGCAAGGATGTCATCCTTTTCCCATGCTGTTCTGATGATGTCATCAACTATTGAAGGAACAGGAACAGATCCTGAAACCTGTGTTGTCAGAAGGCTTCTAACTTCTGAATCGTTTTCGCTTACGATATAACGAGCGAATGCGTCAACGTATTCCTGTGACGCGCGGATTTCTTCATTCGTCCTCATGTCTCTTTTCTCCTCTACTATGGTTTTAACAACTTCGCCGACTTCTCCGGCTGCGACTGCGCTTCTGATCTCTGCCTTCTGGGCTTCTTCTGCCTTCCTGGCTTCGATTTCCGCGTTGAGTGATCTCATTTCCTCTTCAAGAGCGTTGAGATCAGCGTTTTCTGTGTCGAGCTCGCCCACGATTGCGGACTTGCGCTCTTCGATCTGCTCGATCGTCATGTCTTTGATTTCCATGATTACACCTCTTTCATAATTCTGATTCTCTGTTTCTGTGCTTCGATCGCTCTCTTCGCTGCTCTCTCATTCTCCAATGATTCCTTTGCGCTCTCCAGTGCGTCAGACAGGCCGCGTGCTGTGATTGATGTCTGCTCATAAGCGGGAAAAGTAACTGCCGACACTTCAAAAATTTTCCCAAGTGACGTGATTGTCCTTGTCGGATGGTCGGACTCGATATCTTCCCATTTATCCGCATCAACAGTGAACATGAAGGACATTCCGTCAAGGTCTCCTCGCTCCACTGCTGAATATAGGCTTTTTGCTTCTGCGTTGTTCTCTGTGTCAAGGTCAACGCGTATCGTCATGCCATCTTCATCAACAGACAGCTGCATTGTGCTGTTTTCGTTGTTGTTCCGGCTCCTTGCAAGCGGGATCATGTCAGTGTTGTGGTTTATGAGGAATCTGACATCCTTCAAGTCAGCTCCTTCAAGCGCGCCACGCTCGATGATTTCATCACACCAGCCCAGATCCGTCTTTGCTTCATAAACTATCGGACGACCGGAAAGAAAATGACCGTGTTCTTCGTTCTGGTCTGCCCGAACTTCAAAATTGAACGCCCTTATCTCCTTATTATTCATTTTCATTGCTCCCTTCTGTGTTGCCCTCATTTATCTTTTCATTCGCATTCCAATATTCGCCGCGGATGATGTATTCCTGACCTTCGCCGTTCGGTAATGGCGGAAGATTCCAAATCTGGCGCACGTCGTCGCGGTTCAGAATGCCTCTGTCCGCAAGCTGTGCCGAAACTTCAAGCTTTTCTTTGTTTGACATATATTGAAGTCTGTTCGCGGTTGCCATGACGTAATTTCCCTGTGTCTGTTCCCGAAGCGTGAAGAGCATCTTCGTCACTACTTCCGAAAACTGGATTGCGAACGGTTCGCAAACACCTTCATATATGGCCGTCCATTTGTCGCCGTATGCCATTGACTGAAGCATTTCCTCGTTCACGTTAAAATAATCAAAGACATTCGCCTTGATGATCTTTTCTTCGTCTGCATCGATAACCCACGGATCTGCCTTGACCTGGCTGATGTTCGAATATGTATTCGGAAACAAAAGAAGCCCGCCGCCTTCTGCATCCTTGCTGAAGTTTTCCTCCGTGAAACGTTTCCGTTCTTTCGCAAGGTCATCGGCCTTCGTGAAGTTATTCACTTGCGCCCAGAATCTGTATGTTGCCGCGCTCTTGACACCTTCCTTGATTCCCTGATTCTGAATATCAATCAAGTCGATTGTCGGGAATAAAGCCCTGTTTGATTCACCGAAAAGGTCATCTTTATACTGGAACTTCGTCATGATGCCGCAATAATCTAATTCGATAGCGGCTCGTTGACCATTTGAGAACTCATATCGTAAATAAGGGATTGAATCGAAAGAAACGACTTCACAACGCTGCGGAAGGGGACAAATGATTCCTGAAGGCTGTCCATATTCGTCATAGACCGGACAGATGAACGCCGTGTTGTGTATGTCAAGGATTGTTGACAGTCTATACATGAACTGAAACCATGTCTGGAACTGATTCGGCGCGTGCTGTAACTTGTTGCGAAGTGCGGGACGTGCCGAGCCCCCGATCTCGACCTTCAGCTTTGCGATATGCGTCGCCCTGACGTTGATTGCCGAACGGATAAGCTGTGATTCATAGATTGAGCCATTGAAAGAAGTGAAGTGCGGGGTGTAACCATTCAGCATTTTGAATGAACCTTCATACTTCCCTTTTTCCTTCGGCCGATTGCCGAAAATCAAATCAAACAATCCCATGTTCTTTATCCCCTATTTTGAAGCTGATCCCCTATTTCGTTATAGTGCTTCTGACGTACGCAAAACGCGTCTGTCATGGCTGCTACCAGATCTATGTGCATACTCGGACGGATCTTGACCAAGCGTCCGCGCCCTCGTTCTGTGCTCATCTTGATGGCTGAATTTAACATGTGAACCTTCATCAAGTCATTGTCACCGCAATGGACTTTTCCGTCCTTAAAAAGTCCCTCCATTTCCTGAAGCACGCCCCAGAGATTGTCACCCTGATACACGGAATCGGTCTTGAATCCGTATGCTTCCATGTCCTGAATGAGATACTGTGCCGAATAACGGTCATATCCGACCATTATCGGAAGAATCTCATATTCTTCGACGAGCATTTTGAACCATGCGAAACAATCACGATAATCAATGAAGTTTTCTCCGGACAGCTCAAGCCATCCATCTGCTATATATTGACGGTACGGGAGCCCGTCCCTTGCAATCGCATCTTCGAGCTTCTCGGAAGGAATCCACGCCTTTGAAAGAACATATATCTCCCCGTTCTTCTCGATCAGCACGATTGCCGCCGTCAAGTCTGTCGTTTGTGACAAGTCAATTCCGCCGACAGCATATGTCGAACGGAAATCATCAATGTTCAACTGTTCACCGAAACACTTCTGAACAGTCTCCGCGTCAAGCCACGCGAGGGAACTGTTCTGTTTCAGATTGCAATACTTCGTGATAAACTCGGCCTTCTTTGACAGTGAACCTTCTGCAATGGCTATCTCTTCAAGCATGAAGTCAACTGATATCGACACACCGAGATTCGGATTGCTTTTTCGGAGCTCGTTGATATCATTCCACTTTGCCGCGTCATCTATCATGTACATGAACGGCAAGAGCTTCTTTTCACCGGAATCACCCATCAAGAACCGCGAACAACGCTTAAGCAATTCGTCATATATCGAGTCGTTGATATATCCCGATGTCGTACATGACAGGAGGATTGCTTCAGATCTCGCGCCCATACCTGACTTCATGACTTCGTATTGTTTCAGCCCAGCGTCACCTTCCCATGCCGCTATCTCGTCACAGATACAAAGACTCGGATTGAATCCGTCCGACTTCTTCGCGGAAAATGCAATCTTCTGCACTTGCGAATTTGTTCCGGCAACATAAAGGTCGGTCATTCTATGCTTCGGAAGCATCGAATCGTCATTGACCTTCTTGTTGTGCATGTCCTTTTCAGACGCGACTTCTTTTGCAAGCTGATAATCGGGATCTAAAAGCGTCATCATCCATATGTTGTTATAAATGATGTTTGCCTGGTCGAGCTTCGGAGCGATGTTGAACACCTTCGTCCCGAATCCGCCTTCAATCAACCAGATATATCTTGCTATCGCAGCCGCAAGCAATGACTTCCCGTTCTTTCGTGCTACTATCAGGACAACTTCCCTGAACTGCCGTTTGCCGTTTGCATCCACGATTCCGAACATGGCCGAAATCAATGCTTTTTCCCACAACTCCAACTTGAAGGGCTTTGTTGCAAGGTCTCCTTCTGTGTGAAACGTGTGATTCTCAATCCACTCGATCGCTGCGCTTGCCTTCTTCTGGTCGAAGAAAAAATCCTTCTTCTCAAGGCCAGTCACCAAGTATTTATATATTTTTTCAATGTACCGACCTACCAAAACAGAGCCATCTTCAATCTGCTGGTAGTATGTCAAGATATAATTTGTCGGTTTTGGCACCTTCATATTTACAGAATATTCTGAAAACTCGAAAAAGTCAAGGTTTTTCGCGATATTTCTTGAATTTTTCGAACAAACCCGTCAAGGTCTGCAAATGCCGTAAAATCAAGGGTTTTCTCGATGTATCTCTCGCGAAATCGGACGAAAAAC